CGCTAACATGCCGCCTTTACCTGTTCGAGATAGGCTAGCGGTCATTTCCGTAGCCACGTCGGCCATGGTGGCGTTACCCCACGTAGAAGTTATCTGGGTGTCTGTGACCACCGGATTGCCGGAGGGAAGTGTATACGCGCCTGATGCATTACGTGCCATGTCTATAACCTATAAAGTTAATTGTTTTGGGCCGTTCCGACCATACTACCGCGCCCGCCATACTCTCGAAGCGTGTTAGCCAGAGGGCTATTGTAGCCCTTCTGTAAAAGTTTTTGCGGCGCCGTTCTACCTAAAAGCGTTTGCCCTGCGGTTTGCAGCGGCAGCACATTAGGGGTATTAACCGCGAGTCCTTTCATAAGGTCTATGATAGGGTTTGGCTCTTTACGCCCTAACGTTTTAATACTTTCCTGTGAGAACTCGTTTAAAGGTGCGGCTCCTGTAGCAGACCGTGTTTTCCCGCCTGCCGATTTAACACCACTAATAAGGGTGTCAGGGTCTATGTTGCCCCCCTCTTTCATAGACTTAACGGCTGAACCTGCGTCACGTATAGCTACGAACTCGCCGTACTTGCCGTCCACTGCTTCCAAGGCTTTTACCGAGTCTTCACCGCCTGCCGCTCTAAGTTTGGCCCGCATACTGCTCAAGGTATCAAACAAGGCGTCGTCGCCTCTAGTGGCTGCGGCTGTTAGCCTCTTTCTAAACACATTGTCTAGTTCTTTTACCGCGCCGCTGGTGTAAGTGTCATCTAGTTTAGACACGTCTTTAATTATTTTTTTAAGTATCAACCCACTGCTACCGCCTAACTGAGACTCAGCTAAGGCACCTTCGTCAATAATATCTAATAATGAGGCCGTGCTAGGTGGGTTAGCTTTACCCCACGCAGTTGAGTAGGCGTCGTTAAATTGAGATTTTAACTGTTTTATACCTTTAAATCCTGACTCTGTAACTTTTTCTATTGGTGCGGCCTCGCTTAACAAAACTTTATTCCAAGAATCTGAACTTCTCTCTCCAGCTTCCTTGACACCTTTAGCCATAAAAGGCGTGACCTGCATAGTGTAGGCGGCGGCTCTAGGAAAAACACTTTCAGAGGCTTTGTCAGGCGTAAGATAAACACCTTTATCCATTAATTTTTTAGCCCCTTCTGTAACATTTATGCCGGTTACTGCTTTACGCAACAGCGGGCCTACTACTCCGCCACCAACTAGCGCACCAGTGGCGTCCAGCATTGCATTAGCCTTGCGAGTTTCACCTTCGTTAGGCATTTTTGTAGCGCCATAACCTGCGGCTAGCCCTGTATCTGCGGCCAGAAGGGTTTTAGCTCCCCGCCCTAAATATTTTACTGCTTTTGCAAGCCCTGCGGCTGGTGCCGCTAACTGCGCCATGTCTCCTACTACGTTGCCTGCTGTGCCCCACCCACCCGATGCGCTGACATCATCACGCATCATCTGCATGGTTTTTTTACTTGTTTCATCCTGTTCAAAACCGAGTAACTCACCGGCACCCAAAACAGTCCGAATAGCAGACTCACCCACGCCCCGCTGTAAATCTTTATACCATGGGGTGTTAGGGTCTGCGGGCTTTTCAGGCTTAGCAGTTGTCATGTCAAAACCCTGCGTAGCAGGGGTTTCTGGTTTTGCAGTGTTAATGTCAAAGGCCATCAGTTATAGCTCCTTAATCACGTTACCTTGTGAGTCTACCAAGGCTCTATTACCATTTGCATCTATCATTATAGTGCCTTCTGAACCTTCGGGTTTGTCGCCGTACTTAGCTAAAGCCCCGTTTAGGCTGTCAGTTACTTGAGCAACATACTGGTCAATAACTTGCGAGCTGGCAGTGCCATTGGCTACGGCCTCGGCCCCTGCTTTTTGAAGCATAGGCAGATATTGATCTCTAGTCCATATAGCCCATGCAAGGGGCTGGGTATCAGCGTCGGGTATGCTGGAAAAGGCTACTGCTAAATCCCTGTCTGTAGGGTTTATGCCTAGACCTTCCAAATTAGTTTTAACACTGTCAATACCAATATCACTCATTTTAGACTGTAGGGCTTGTATATTCTCGCCTTCACCTTCTGGCGAGTTAGGAGTACTGTAGCCGAACCGGCCAAGCTGTCGCTTAACGTCAAAAACTCCAGTAGCTTGCTCTAAAAATTCACTGTCGAGTATTTGACTTAATAGGTCAGGCGCACCGACTTTTACTAGCGGGTCTTCTGTCACTGCTTGAGTCTTTTGAGCATCTTCGCTAAAGTTTTTAAGTGAGTTAATAGGGGTGCCTTCACTGTCAACAAGCGAACCGTTTTTCAGGCGATACACTTTTACTTTTTCGCCAGTTATATCGTCGGTGTAATTTGTAGCCCCTGTGACCCGCCCACTTTGTTCTGTGTCGTACCTAGCATCTGTAACAGCCTCACGCGCTTTCAACTCACTGGCTTTAGTAGTAGCTCGCGTTAGTGCGTTAGTATTAGTGGTTTCAAAGTTAGCCTGAGCCTGTTTGTTCTGCTGCTCCATTTGTTGCGCTCGGTACAAAGGCAGTGCATTAGCGTTATTTGCCACGGCTGATCTGGCGGCTGTGCGCTGGGGCGCTATCTCGCGCATGTCTTTACGCCCACGCGATTGATTAATGACATCCGCCATCACCGCGAAGGGTGACACTGTGCCGTATTGGTTAACCTTTGCGTTGGACGTGTTACGCATGTTTTCTGCTCTTGCGTAATCTTCGTTTAGCCCGCCTAAGTCAGCTTCGCCTTGTGCGTTCTGTCTTAGGGCTAAAGTCAATGCGTTTAACTTTTCCATGAGGTTTATCTACCCAAACATACCGTTAATATCAATTAACCCCGCTCTATCAGCTAATAAAGCGGCTGAAATATAAGGATTAGCGGCTGATAGTGCTGAACCAAAACCGCCTGCTGCTGCGGTTGTGCCAGCTTCTAATGCTGCGGTTGTGCCAGCTTCTAATGCTGCCTGTGTGCCTAATTCTGTAACCTGTTGTGCGCCTTCTTCAATAAAAGGGGTAGCTATTGCGCTGCTGCCCGCATCACCGGCACCTGCCATAGTGTCAAAAGGATTTACCAGCTCGTTTACACTCATCCTGCTAGCTTCATTGCCTGCCATAGCACCATCAACCATACCACTAGGTGCCGCGCTTTCGTCAAATAGCATATCAGCGATAGGCGTTCTATCTCCCATGCCTGCGTTGTACAGTTGCCCTGCACCTAACAGAGTTTGAGAGCGCAGTGCATTAGCCTGAGCTTTGGCCTGTTGAGCCTGCCGCCCTTCTGCTGCTGCGGCTGCTGCAAACTGTGGGGTTGCTGGTCTTTCGTATCTTGCTTGTGGCCCAAAGTTAATAGCCATGATATTTAGCCTCCGCTTCCAAAGTTACTAATTGTGTCGCCGGTAGTATTGGCGGCCCTAAGTGCGTTCTGATCTTGTAGACTTTGACCGCGCTTGCCTAGATATTCCTGAATGTTTTGTGACCGTAGTGCATTAGCGCTATTAGTCGCTTGTGTGCTTTGATCAAAGGCCTGCTGTTCAGTGGCACGATTAGTGCCAAACGCCTGCTGCTCTTGAGCAAACTGCTGTTGTTCAGCGCCGCGATCAGCCCCAAACGCTTGCTGTTGTTGACCAAAGGCCTGCTGTTCGGCTGCACGGTCGGTGCCAAATGCCGTTTGTCCCTGATTAAACGCCTGTTGTTCAGTAGCCCTATCAGTACCAAACGCCTGCTGTTGTTGACCAAACGCCTGTTGTTCCGTCCCTCTTTCGGCTGCAAAGGTGTCTTTAGATTGATCAAACCGCTGCTGTTCAGTGGCGCGATTAGTTCCAAAGGTTCCTTGAGCTTGACCGTAGGACTGTTGATCTTCCATCCGGCCTTGAGATACAGACCCTAGCCTAGCTTGCTCATAGGCATCGTTGCTTCTGTTGCCAAAGTTGCCCATAGCTGAATCAAAAGCTGAATCACCCGCCCGAAGACCGCGATTAGTTAGCTGGCGCTCAAGTGTAGCCCGTTCTTTCTCCATTCTAGGGTCTAAACGGCTAGTGGCCTTTTGATAGGCTGCATCTTCTGCCCTGCCACGGTTGTTACTGTCGTAGCTAAACTGTTCATTTCCTGTTGTGCCCTGTGGCCCTGACATATTAGCATTAGTTGTGGCCTGTGGCCCCCTTAGTGCTTGGCTTGTCATGGCCTGTGGCCCTGACATATTACTCGTTGTGGCCTGTGGTGATGTATTTCTGCTATTTGTTGTAGCTGCTGGCCCGCTAAATATATCGGTTGTCATGGCTGCTGGCCCTGACTGCCCTTGCCCAAACTGATCAAAATCAAGAGGGGCGCTCATATCGTCGAGTACCCGCCCACCCATAGCATTAGCAACGTTAGCTAAATTCTGATTAGTCGAATTCTGAGTGTCAAACTGCTGTTGCATAGGGTCTGACAAGGTTTGGTTATTAACCCACCTAGTCACCTGTTCACCAGTGGCAGGGTCGGTAGTTAGCTCTTGAGTCCAATTGCTGCTACCTAATGCGTTGCTTTGATTGGCATTTTGCGCGTAGGCTTGGTCACGGGCTGTTTCTCGCGCAAACTCGCCTTCTACTGTTGCGGCTCCTGTTAAGTCTGGGGTTTCTGGCCCTGATTTTTTACCCATGTTATGCCACCTTCACTTGTTTAGGGAGGTGTAAACAATTTTCTTGTTTCAGCTCCATCAATAAATAGTCTACGCCTTTTTTAAAGGCTTCATCCATTCTAGCTTTTTCTGTAAAGCCAATACGGGTGTTAAATTTAACTGCTTTTTCGTTGTCAGCCGGTACTAGACCGTATACACGCGACACACCCATTATATTGAACATGAAGTCAAAGCACAAATCTAAGAATCCATACTTCAATACTAAAGGTGAAGTTAGCATAAAATGGCACTGTACGCTATTTGCTGTCCAGTTATCCATTATGCAAGCCCCGACAGTGGTGTTAGTGTCTAGGTCGATAGCCATTATGCCGTCAGTGTCTTCGCACCGCTTAATGCCTACTTGTAGATTGCACCAGCCCCAATCGCGCTGGGCTATAAACTGTCTGAACTCTATGTTCATTAGTACATGACCCCGCCATTAGAGTAGATAACGTCCCACCCTATAAGGTTAGTACCAGCTCTACAAGTGCCTTTAGTGGCTACCGCACAGTACCTGCCATAGCCCCACGCACCGCCCATAGACGGGAATATGTCGCCAGCATCAGAACCCCAAATAGCCGTGTCCCAAATAGCCGTGTCCCATAAGGCCGACGTTGAAGGGCTAGGTGCGGTCAGTGTGCTGTTTACGCCTTCTGTAATATCGTAGTCAAAGCGTATTTGAGAAGTGTGCGCCGGTGCTATAGTAGATATAAAATCAGGTCTAATAAGGTGAGGTCGTTTATACACGCCATCTTTCCCCATACTACTAAATGCAGTAAGGATAGAAAATTCAATTTCATCGCCGTTTATTGGCGGGTCTACAGGGGTTAGTAGCGCGTTATCTACGACTGAATCCATTATCATAACCCTGCCATCTGCGGTGCCAAAGTACAGGTTGTCATTAAAACTAGTGGAACACTGCATAGGCACACCGCGCCATATTCCCCAACCGTTAGTAGCCAAGTTAAAGAAAAATTGTATGTAAGGCTCACTGCCTACCTGTGGAGTAGATAGTAATATGCCGCCTTGCGAAGGCACTACTGATACGCCCCAGCCACGTTGATCTATGTTCTTTTTCATGTCAGCCCGTACACTGCCTGCTATTTTAGCCGACATGCTAGCGCCTGTAGTTTTCATAATCTCGGCAGTGTCAACGCCCTGTAGCAAATCATTCATGCTGATTATGCCGTAGGAGGACAGCAAGTATAACTCGCCTCCCTGCTCACTACCAAAACGCGGGGTGTTGGGTATGTCACCGATATAGTAAATTCCTTTCATGCCCCAATCGCTTTCGGCTGGGCCTGAGCCTGCATAGACAATCACATCGCCTGCGCTACTCACTACAACTAGTATGTCATCAAGGCCGTTGCCGCCGTCTACTGTCCAGTTAAATAGCCCTTTTAAAGCGCCGCCCATTTTAAATTTGTCACCGAAAAACTGCTCTGCCACGGTGCCCGAGCTAGCCAGCACAGGCAAGTAATAGCCTACAGTGCTTTCCCGAACGCCAAACCAGACGTTATTTTTGTATACTGTGACAAAGTTTACTTCGGCTTCTACAAGCCCCGTTATGTCCGTAGGCACAGCCCAAGTGTTAGTGCTTACCGTGTATTTCCATAGTCCGTTTAGATTATCAGCGTAAAACATTACGTCTACTTCGGCTTGGTTTACAAAACGTGTAAACGTGCCGTAGCCTGCATCGGCTGACGTGTCACTAAAAGTAGCTACTTTTGAGGCAGTAGCGCCGTAGACCGTGACATCCCAAATGCCTTCGTTATTAACCGCAAACAGTTTGTCTTGTGACGGGGTTTCGGAGTTAAAGGGTATCATCGTGTGAATGCCAGCCGCCGAACCATCGTCTACATCTATTTGCCACTCTCTGTAGCCATCACGAACGACCATGCCCTTTTCACTGGGCATGAGGTTGTAGGTGTAGATGCAGTGGTTAGGGTCGTTGCCCCCTAAAGCCAGACGGTTATCAATACCGCCTATGGGTGGTGGGTACCGATAAAGGCTATGCGCCCGCTGTTGTGGGCGGCCTGCTGTTCGTCTGGCTGAGCCTATCATCGTTAGAGTCCAAACCCAGTGTCAGGCGTGTTGTAACTATTTAGGTAGGCATGTCGCCTGCTAGACCGGCCAGCGTTTAATACGGGTGCGCCTTTATCGGTGCCCGTCAAGAAAGCAAAAATCTGATTAAAATCGCCTTGTGCTTTAGTGGTGTCAAAACCGCCTGACTCGAGATACTTTACTTTTACTGCTCGAGTAATAAGTGTTTTATCGAACTGTGGCACGTCACTGGCTAGAATAACCGAGTCTTGATAGGTGGGGGCTTCTTCTGTTGAACCGCCAGCCCTGACCCAATTAGTAGAGATGTATTCAAAATCAAGGTCTGTGCCTGCTGCTGGGTCGGTTGGGAACACGTTAAACTTACCCTGTGAAATCCTAAAGCTGGCATACAGGGTGTTTGACGCTAGGCCACGGCCTTTTAAGTATGTCCAATCCTGTGCGGATAGTGGCCCGCCCATAGAGACGTTATTGGTTCTGTCCCATTGTGTTTGGTTCAGGATGTACCCAAAGTCAGCGGGCATGTCGTACTCGCTTTGTGCTGCTATGGTGGTTATCTGGTGAGAGCGTTCTAGCTTCTCCCACGGGTACGCCTGCATTAGTTCTTCGCCTGCTGTGTTAAGCAGGTACCGCAATTGAATAAAGAAAGGGTCTACGCTGGCAATAGGGTCAGAAACAGGCGCTATGCCTACTTCGGCTGCGACTCTATTTAATATGTCGTTCGCTGTTATTCCCGTATTGCCAGCCATGATGCATACCCCTATTTAGTAGCTCTGCGTGATTTGCGTTTTGGTAAGCCTGCTGGTGCTGCTGGCACTTTAATGGCTGCACCTTCAATTGGTGATTCATCCAGTGTGCTTGTAAGCTCTGGCATACCTTCTGATGTGAATTGCGCTGCTACGTCAGTTTTTACGCCAAGTTCGGACAAGTTTTTAGTAGCTTCTAAATCTAAATTTCCTGCCCCCTTAGCTGACTGCTTAGCTTTAAATGTTGCAAGATCAACTAGCTCAGTTAGTTGAGCTATTTGAAGTTTCATGTCAGCAACAGTGGCTTTTAACTCGCTTTTTTCAGCGTCATCCACCGCTAGCGTGTTGCTTTCTAGCCATTTAACTGCTTGATCGCGCAACTTGTAGCCGTTCATAAACTTAGATAAGTTGGCATCTTTCATGGAGGCAAGCTGTTCAACCGTCTTGACGTTCATAAAAGACAATTCTTCGGCCTGTGTGCGCGTGATAGCTGGGAACTCAAGCAAGGGCATGCCCTCAGTTGGCGGCTCGACACGCTTTTCAAAGGCTTCATAGTGGCGAGGGAACCGTTGCTTATCAGCATAAGTGACAGGCCTACAGGCCTGAACGTCACGTTGTCCGGCTACTCGAATTTCGATATAAGTCTTTTCTTTAAAGACTGGTCTGCCTAGTTGCTGACTCTCAAGTTTGTTATGCACGTTCTTATAAAAAAAGCGTACTAGTAGCGATTTATCCGCTTCGGCGGTGTTTGAAAAGTCTTCGTGGTTAAATTCTGCTGTTTGCATTTTAAGTTTTCCTTTGTTGTCGTAGGGTGTAAACGCTTATACTACCACTAAACTAAGATTGCTACACTGACGTTATTTGGTAAAACCAACCGTTTACCACTATAGTTGTTGCTGCAATTGATGTAAGCCTAAATCTTGCGGTGTTTGCTCTGGTGACTTCATCACCCATGTAAATTCTGAACATTGCGGTAATTTGATCGCCTGCCGATGCTGTCTTAAAATAAGTATG